ATTACTCAAGCAGTATCATTACCACATGTACACAACCAAGTCTCATGGGATTAATGGGGAACATCGCTTTCGCATTATCATTCCCTGCAACTATAAGCTTCAGTTAGACACTGATGATTATAAACAACTCATGAGCAACATCTTCAAATCCCTACCATTCACTGTAGACGAGGCAGGTAATCACCGCTGTAAGAAGTGGGAAACCAACCCCAACACACTAGTGTTTAGTAATGAAGGTGATCTGTTTGACGTTATTCCCTACATCCCCAAGACAGCTAAAGATGCTGAGCGTGAGCAACGCTTCGTTGATCAATCTCAGCTTGATGCACTGGAACGTTGGGTAGTCAACAACACAGGTGACGGTAATCGCAACACTCAACTCTACAAGTACGCAATGGTTCTCATTGATACAGGTAAAAACTTTGAGCAGATCAGACAAGCAGTCATCTCACTCAACTCAAAGCTGCAAGGTAGCCTAGATGAAGTAGAGATCTATTCCACCATCATGTCTTCTGTATCTAAGAAGATGAATGTATAAGTGCGCTTTCGCGCACTTCAGCCCTAAAGGAGACTGTTATGTATAACCGTCGATGTATTCTGGTTGCAGGTACTAGTACCGCAGGAAAATCTGCTTCCTTAGAGGGATTGCAAAACCAAGAAGGTGTACTGTACTTGAACTGTGAGGCAGGGAAGGATTTACCCTTTGCCCATAATTTCAAGGAAGTAGTTGTACTTGATCCATTAGCTCATGTGTATGCAGCTTTTGATACTGCAGAGACTCGTCCAGACATTCACACCATCGTCATAGATACCGCCACATTCCTTATGGATATGTACGAATCCATGTACGTGTTGACTAGTCCAAACACCATGAAGGCTTGGGGAGACTATGCTCAATACTTCAAGCGACTCATGCAACATTACGTTGCTAAGTCCACTAAGCGCGTAATCATCCTTGCTCACCACAAGCAGGTCTTGAATGAGTCCACAGGCGTGTATGAGTCTTTTGTACCTGTTAAAGGCTCTCTAGCCAACAACGGTATTGAAGCTTTCTTCACCAATGTGCTTGTAGCTAAGCGTGTATCAATCAGCACGCTAGAGGCTTACAGCAACCCTTACTTGAATATCAGTGAGGATGATCGTGAGCTTGGATACAAACATGTGTTCCAAACCAGACCTACTAAGTCAACGGTGGGTGATCGTATTCGCGTGTCTATGGGTCTTTGGAATAAACAAGAGACTTTTATCGACAACAACTGTCAGTTAGTCATGGATAAGATTGACGCTCTTTATGCTAAGCCAAAGTGAGTTAAAACAGCTTTTGCGTTATGACCAGTCTACAGGTGCATTTACTTGGACTAGTGTTGCAGCCTGCAATGTAAAGCGGATTGTTAGCAACACCAGAGCAGGTACTGTGACTGTAGCCGGTTATAGGCAACTACAAGTGGATGGTGTCATCTACAAGGAACATCGCTTAGCTTGGTTTTATATGTATGGGGTCTGGCCTGAAATTATTGATCATATTAACCATGACCGTTCAGACAACCGTATTGCCAACTTGCGATCAGTAAGTAAGAAAGAAAACTCCCGTAATAGATCTAACACTGGTGGGTCTAATACAGGTCATCAAGGAATCTGGTTTAACCCAAAGACTAGACGATACGTCGCGTACATTAAGTACGAGGGTAAGAAGGTATTCCAGAAGTCTTGTGAAACTCTCAACTCTGCTCTAGCAGCAAGAGAAGAGAAACTTAAAGAACTAGGCTTTCATGATAATCATGGTTGCTAGTAACACACCCAAACCTAGGAAAGACACATGAGCATTTTCGCGTATAAAGCAGACGTAGCCAAACCAGCAGCAGACACCTTAGGTGGTTATGAGGTAGCACCAACTGACGTGTATGACGTTGCTATCGAGCTGTGCTACATCACCAAAACCAAGAAAGGCGGTACTGCACTGAATCTGGTTTGTAAAGATCAAGCAGGTAAAGAACACAATCAAGTGCTGTACGTCAGTGCAATCAACGATGCTGGTGAAGAGACCATCACTAGCGTTGGTAAAGACGGTAAGGTTAGCTATCGTTCTGGTTTTCTTCATGCAGATGCCATTTGCTTGTTGGCTGCAGGTAAGCCAATGAGTGAAGTAGCTCAAGAAGATTTTGTAGTCAAGATCAAAGATTGGGACACCAAAAAAGATGTAGCTACCCAAGTCAAAGCTCTTAAAGAGTTGCATGGTAAACGCATCAAACTGGCAATGCAGCGTGTAGTGAAGAACAAGCAAGTGTTGCAAGGTACTAGCTATGTTGACACTGCAGAGTCCCGTACTACTTCTGAATTGGTTAAGTCTTTCCGACATTCTGACAATAAGACTGTAGTAGAGATTACTGAAAACCAACCAGCAGAATTCATGAACTCTTGGCTTGAGAAGTACAAAGGTCAAGACCGTAACTTATTTAAAGCTCCTACAGGTAACGCAGGTCTTCCAACAACTTCAGTACCCCCACTGCAGTTCTAATCCCACAAACTAGGGTAGCTATGGCTACCCTTCTGGAGTCCTTATGGATAATCAAGAAACACAGAATCTAGCTGATGTTGTGCATCACTGGTTTGAAGAAAAGAAAGCCTTCCTGAACCATATGCTTCAGATCCCCGAAAGTATTGAGATTACATCTAATGATGTAGCTCTTACTGATGAACAGCGTGTAGGGTTCATTGCAGGTATCCAATTTGTGTTGGAGAACTTAGATGACTTCCCACTCTCCCCAAACGGTACTAGCATTTGATCCGTCCCTAAGAAATTGGGGATGGTCACTATGCGTAGTAAGTGACACCATAGACGTAGTCGCTTGTGGTGTTATCAGGCACAAGGAAGTGCACAGCAACAAAGCTCAGGCAGATTATCTAACTGCCCGTGCAATCCATAATGACTTGGTAGACCTAATACAGGTGTACAAACCAGATGTGCTGGTAGCTGAGTTTCCTGTAGGAAGTCAGTCTGCTAGTGCAATGATCTCTTATGCACTCTGTATTGGTTTACTAGGTTCTTTAGGTAAGGTTACTCAAGTAACCCCATCCCAAGTAAAGACTACCGTAGGTAATAGCACAGCTAGTAAAGCTGATGTTATTGCTTGGGTAAATGAAAGACACCCAAACGCACTACCCACTAAACATGGAAAAATTCTTGTAGGTGTTTCAGAACACATTGCAGATTCCATTGTAGTGGCTCACACAGCAAAGATCAGAGGATTACTCTAATGCAACTCACCGTAGAAATGACCGCAGAAGACGTAGCACAGGCTATGGAAGACCATGTACTGAAAACCTTGGGCGTCGCTGCTCAAGCTATTGTTGAAGGTGTTTATCCCAACTTCAGTATCAAGGTCAGTGCAGAAAGCACCCCTGTTAAGAAAACCCGTAAAGCGCGTACCACTGCGCCCGTTTTGGATGAAGCAACTGTAGATGTTGAACCAATTCCACTGACCCCACCTGCTGACCTGTTTGCTGTAACTGCGGATTCATTCTTTAGTGAATAAGCTAATAGTGGCTGCATTTGTAGTTATTGCCTTTTGGGTAATAGCTACGATGATAGCCACTATTGCACCAATCCTATTAGGGATTATCGTGGTAGCGGCTATCGTCGTGTTAGCGTTTGATTAGAAGCCAAGCAGTAGTTTAATCGGTAGAGGTTGACCTACTGCACTCAAGGCATCTGTAGCAGCCAATCCAAATGGATTACCTACATTGGTGAATACCAGAGGATCTAATGCACCCATAGTACCCAGTCCATAAGCCAACGCACCTTGAGCAACAACACCTGATGGTTTCTCTTGGATTAGATACATCAAAGCTCTCTGAATACGCATGTAATACTTGGTGTACATAACCAAGCCATTGTCATTCAGTGCTTGCATCTCAGGAGATGTAGGAACGTCATAACTAATAAACATACGATCAGCTACAGCTACTGCATCTTCATGACTTACACCTTTGTTACGCTCATGATTGTAGATGGTGTACTTGGCAGTAAAGTCTGACATCTGCGTACCTGCAGCCAGTAACTTAAAGATGCTGGAGCTAGGCGTCACAAATGCAAATGACAACATCTCTTTAATGGCTGGAGATACCCACTGAGTAGATTTATCCAGCTTATCCATCAAAGCACTACCATAAGAATATTCATCATTCGTTGTACTTATGTCTTCGACAATCGTAGACAACATCCCCTCTTCTAGAAACTCAGCCAATGGGTTTTTAGCCATAGAATCTAAGATGCGGTTTCTCTCTGAATCCAGCGTTGAAAGATTTCCAATACGCGCACTAATCTGTTGTGTCACCTTGACTAGTGCAGCCTTGTCTTTCTGGTATTGAATACCTGCCGCCAAAGCTTTCGAGCTACTTCTGTACACCTCAAGAATACCCACCCCTGCAGCACTCAACATTCCCATGTTCGCTGACTGGTTACCTACTAAGGTACTCAAGTTACGAATCACGTTAGAGCTTTTAACAAAGGCTACAATCTCTTCATTTGCACGCTGTGTACGAATGGCTACTGCCCTAGCTTTCTTACCTGCAGCAGCCTCAAACGCCCCTACAACAAGCTTCTCAAGGACATTTCTCTCATTTGCGTTCTTATCAAATGAGTTACTAACGCTAAGCTTTCTAAAGCCAAAGACAGAACGTAGTACCTCGTTGCTGACGTACATTCCTGTAGTACCAAACTTATCTTCAGCAAAGGCTTTAGTAGCGTTAGGTAACATTGCCCACATCTCTCTCAAAGCTGGATCAGTAGACTCAGTACCCACCAACACAAACTTCTTGGCTTCTTCTGGCTTACTACCAAAGTATTGCTTAGCCAAGTGATTGACCACATTCTCGTTGTGCTTAGGTGACTCTACTTTGTCAAAGATGTTTGCTGCGTAAGCGCCTAACAGCTTGGCAAAGTTATTGTTCCGTTGTAGTAAACCATTACGAGTATTAGCGTCCATCTCGTAGTAGTAATCTAATGTAGTACCGCTATTACTGTAGTGACCGATCATACTTACAGGCTCAACTCTAGGATCATAGTCAACCTGTTTGGCTTTCTTCAGCAAAGCATTAGCTACACCGTTATCAGTCTGCTTCATAGCAATGAAGCGTTCTTTGTCAGTCATGTCTGCTCTAGCAAAAGCTGCAGCACCTTTAGAGTGTGTACTGGTTAAGCTCATACTACCGGTGACAAAGCGTTGCTGACCTGCATCCTTATTCATGAACAACACTCTAGGCGCTTGTTCTGGGTCATTTGGATCTACACGCATCTGGCCTACAGCAATGTATCCACGGTTCTTCATCTCCTTGGCTGTTTGTGTATCACCAACAATCTGAAGATCTCTGTGGGTATTAGAAATCTCAGGCATCCAGCCTTGTTGAATAGATCTCTCATTACCTTCAAACAATGTGTTCTTAGCTTCTTTCTGCAAAGAGGCGTGATACTTCAATACTGTAGCCAGTGCTTCATAGGTGTTGTAGCTCTCTATATTAAACAATCTAGACAGCTCCTCACGTACTCCGCCATTGGTGTATTGGATAGCCTGTACAGCCGTATACCTATCCAGTAGCTCAATTAATACAGGATCTACCTGATCTGAATACTCTTGGCTTCCTACACCCTGTGAGATGCTCAAAGTGTTCTTAACCAAACCTACCCTACCTTCACCAATTGTTTGATATAGGGCTAGATCCTTACAGCGGTTCACTAGAAGCCTTCCATTTTCATAAGCTAGGATTTCCCCTTCTAACGCCTTACGCAGCGTAGAACGCTTCCCTGAGCTACGTAGAAGCTCTTCGATACCTGCAATACCGATACTGTCCATAAGTACATGAACATTGGTTCTTAGTAATCCATTGGTCAATGCAGCACTATTTTTGGCAGTAAGGTACTTACCCTTGTCCTTGAACATCTCTGTGACGTTGGTATAGGTTGCTACAGCGATGTCATCTCGGGTGGCCTGCAAAGACGTATGCTTGCGAATTAAACGAACCATCGCACTCATAGCTTTACTTGGATTATTTAACTCATTCAGCATCTCAGCTTTCCAACCATACTTTTGGTTGGGTAACTCAGAGTCTCTCCACTCTTTAATAGCATCCATTTGCTTCATTAGGTTGCCATTAAGAGTATCAATAGTTACCTCAGCGATACCTGAAAACCTATCTGTTTTAGTCAATGGCTTAAACAGCTTGGAAGTCATAGGTCCAATCTTCTTGAGCATCGGATCAGCCCGTCTGATAGTGGTGTACCAACCATCCAACACAGTCTCAATAGAAGACTGCTTAGATGTTCTATGCACACTAATCAGTTGCTTAGCCAAGATAGGCATCTTCTCAGCAATGGTCATAGCACTACTGGTTTTGACCATATAGCTATTAGCCCATTGGAAGGTGCTCACTACATAAGCCTGCAGCAACTCAAGCAATGATTTATTTTTATTACTTGGCTTAGCTACAGCAAAACCAAGGATAGTAGCTACTTCCTCACACGCTAGTGAAGCTGCAACAAAGCGTGATAGGTATTCATTAATACCTCCATTACCACCTACTCTGAATAAGGTGTTGTACTTCTCAATGGCAGTGTTACGTTGAGATTGAGTAGCAGATAACCAGTCACCATCATGAAAGCTTTCCGGTGTTAGGTTAGTTCTGGCAGCATCATAAGCAGCCCGTACCTGACGATATAGATTAGAAGAGAAAGTCTTGTTTAAGCTCTCTGCAACCACTACCTCAATAGTCTCCATAGCAAAGCGTTCTTTGTCTGATACTGAGAATCCAGCGTCAATCATTCGGGTGCTATAGAGGTTTCTGCCACTAGCTAAAGTAGCTTCCCAAACATCTTTAGCAGACTGATCATTAGTGCCAATCACACTAGTAAGACTATCTAGTACCCCATAGGTCTTGGACAGAACATTACTTACTTGGCTAGCCAGTTTAGCTGCAAATAAGTTAGTGGTATTACCACCATCCAATGAGTCAAACAACTCCCTAGGGGTCATACGATTTACTACAGCCTCAGCATCCGTAAATGTAGGTAGATCCAATGAACCATAATCACCGTTACTAACTTTGAAGGTTTTCTTAGTCATTGTGTTCAGTAAGGCAGCCATAGCAGACTGCTCATTGAATCTATAGTCTAAGCCAAAAGATTCCAACAAACCTTTTACAAATGCCACCAGTGCAGTGGTTACTCCTCTATTTTGTGGAATAACTATTTTGTTGAGTAAGTCTTGAAATGCAGCATCACTCATAGCAACTGCAACAAACTCAGCATTAGTCTTAAAGGCGTATTCATAATAGTCACTCAACTGACCTAACTGCTTACGAGCAGCTTCCCTAATACGAGTAACTTCAGTATTAAATACCGGATTGGTCTCTAGGTTTACTGCCGTAGCTGCATGGATTAACTCATGTAATAAACCTACTGCAGTACCACCATTGCCTTTATCCAGTAACTGAATCAAACCTGTAACCCTATTATACCTACCATTGGTTACCCCCTTATCTAACACGTCTGCAGCACCTACCACTAAGCTGGTATTACCCAAGCTCATAGTGGAAAATTTCTTCCATAGAGCAGCTTCAAGCTTAGCACTCCAATGGTTAGACTTAGATGCAGCAGCTTCTTTAGCCTTAGCAGCAATAACTTCTTGTAGTGCTTTACCTGTGATTCTCTTAGTAGGTGCTACAGAGCTAGTGACTAGGTTACCTACACCAGATACATTCACACCCTTCACAAATGAACCTGTACCATTCACTTCTGTGTAGCCATTAGCGAGCAACCATGTAGCTAACTTGCGGTCACCACTAACGTAGTCATTACTCTCTCTGTACTGCTTAGTATCAATAACAATAGTAGCTCCTGCAGCAATAGCTTTAGCTACCAAGTCCA